GGCACAAGCTGTTTCGTCGACTACCGACGTGTGCGTCTAATAGCGGGCGAGGCGTGACAGGGGCGCGAACGCGTATCACCTTACCGTAACGAACCCAAAATACTCGCAACAAACACTCCTTTCCACTATGACCGATCAAGGTCGCCTTCCCTTTCGGGGAAGGTCAAGTTCGCTTTCATTTGTAATCTGCTGCGGCGTTGAGGGCTTACCGGCCCCGTAGACCCCACTATCACGTCCACGTGACGTCGGGAGCTCTCGGTGGCACCTTTAAATCGGTGACCGAACGCATTCCTTCATTTTCTTTCTTCCACCACCGTTCCCTTAGTTTCGTGCAAAGATCGCACTCGTCCCACTCCAAATATCCGTCACGAATGGATACTGTAGTGTGGATACCGAGAAAGCAATCCACGATGCTCTCGGGAATGGCGGGGCTCTTCTTCTCCGGCCACTCGTGCAACCGCTGACGCGCGACTTGAGACCTCTCAGGGCCTCTCTTGGAAGGAGAGGCCTTCAAGGCAAGTCTTACGTCACGAAGCGATTGACGGGCAGGCCGTTCATATCCTCCCATTTTCCATGTCGCCTCCACGACGCATTCTGCGATCTCCTTGTCCTCCAGAAATTCCTTAGCTTCCGGGCACGCCATCATGGACTGATGGAACCCCGCGGGACGCTTTGGAATATCGTACTCGTGCCCGGTACGGCACTTCTCCCTTCTCCACAAAGGCTTAGGAATCTGATGGTGCCCTAAAAGAGGCAATCGGAAACCAAGCTTGTAAAGGGAGCGACGAGATCCTCGGATCTTGAAGCTCCAAAAAGAGAGAAGATGGCGCGTCAAACGGGCACGCAAAGGAGAACGAGTAAACTCGCTAGAAAGGGCGTGAAGGACCTCCGGCAACTCTCTCACATCGGATTGGTGAATCCTCATTTTCACAAATGGGATCTTCTTAAAGTTCCCTGTATAATAGGTCGAATTCATGGTCAACAACTTCCGTGAAAAAGCCGTTTTCCTTTCGTTCAACATCATACCGAGACCCGGCACCACGAGCCGATAGAGAGACGTCCAATCATCGTCCGCCTGTACAAGCAAATCATCGCCATTTATCAACTTCGGCGTGTCCAAACCCATCATCCGGTCGACCCAAGTCGCTGCGCACCAATTCTGGAGGCAAAGGAGGGGGAAACTCAAAAGGTTCCCCATCAATTGTCCCGTCGTGGGTACGAAGCAGCGAGGGCCCGAGACCAATGGGCGGAGTGATTGCTTAGCAACAGAAAGGAGAGGTTGAACGTCCGGGAGAGACAAGGCCGAAAGCTCGTCCAACATTGACTCCGCGACCTCGATAGACAAGTTGTCGGTTGCCGCAGTAAAGTCGGCCGAAAAGTAACTACCGCCAGGTGTAAACCCGGCGGAAAGTAAACTGGACGGAGCGAAATTACCGCGGAGCAACCAACTCTCCTTGCTAATCGTGTCGTAGAGGAATGAATGGAGAGGCCGCAGGAGGAGATAAGAACTATCGTTCTTCACCAATGGTCTTGGCTTACCAGCGTCCTTCGCCACCATAAAGGCGGGAGTGTGGATCACTTCTGGAGCCAAGACCTCTGACAAAAATCTCTCTCTCTTCCCGTGCCACTCGGAATACGCCCCTCCATCCCGTCGAGAACTCAAAAGAGTCGACGTGAGGGGCGGAACAACCGAGCGGGCGCGTTTATTGATGCTCTTAGAGGTAACACCTTTGGGAAACAAACTGCGAACTTGGGCGCGAACATGACCCAAGTAACCTGCGGGCAGGTTTCTTTTTTCTTTTGTTAACCTTGAGTGCATCTCGTCGAAGAGCCCGTCCTCTAGGCAGTCGCATGAATCCGGAAACCCTTTCGGGACCGAATTTAGTGCGGCGCTTATGGCGAGCGCGTCTTCAAAAGAGCGCGAAGGGAAAGGGTTTGAGTCAGACAGGATCTGAACAAGAGGAGCCGAAAGAAAAGTCTTTACTTCATTCAAATATTGCTTGCAACTATGACCTTTAGTGTCGTTGCATTGAGAAAGCTCTATCTGATAAAGTCGAGAAAGAAAAGAAATGGAACTGTTAGTGGTCATCCGAACCATGTGCCGAAACCTTTGACAGGCTTCTGGTGCCACCGAGGTGACGCCGATAGTTTCATTTATTGTTGGGACAGTTGACAGAAACATCCCGTGAATAAAAT